TCCTTCATAAACAATGGACGACCAAACTTCACTTGACGCCCTCCTCCCTTCTCCTCAGATGCCTCAGTCAATGCCTCCAATGGCAGGTGTATCTGGTTCAGATCACATTCAGAGAACCCATATGGCCCCTTCTTTCAAGCCAAGTCTCCCGATGATGCGATTAATGTGGGCAAACTTGACATTGTATATTTCGTTCTTTTTGGCTACTGTAGCTTTGTCTATGTCGGCTCCTCGTGATCTATTGCTCAGATACATTCCGAATGCATATACCTCTGGAGGTGTTGTCTCTTGGCAAGGAGCAGGTGCATTAGGAGCTGCTGCTGTAGTTGTATCACATTTGCTTAACGTCTTTCTCCTAAGTTTTCTAGGTTAGTTATATAAATGAGTAAACTACCTCCAGCTGCTGGTGAAAGAGTAAATGTTGAAGATCTAATGGTAGGTAATCAATACTATGTAATAAACATTTATAACAAAAAAATATATCATATGCGTATTATTTCCAAAAACCCTATTTTTGTTGAAGGATATCCTCAAGGAATTAAAACGTTTCGTATAGTTATTGAATCTACAGATCCAAAAAAACCATATCCACAGCCATTTTTGACTATTACAAATACACTATTCGAACCACTAAATTTTTACGAAGATACAGAGTATATCAATCTTATGGATTCAATTAAGAAACAACCTGCTAAGAATGCCAAGGATATTGCTATGGGAGAACTAAAAGCAGTGCCAGGTGCAGTTGATTATGAGGCAACTAAAGAAAAGTTTGGTAAGGGACTTAAAACACGTAAGCGAAGACATAGACGTAAGCGCACAATTAGGCGATAAAATGGAAGACATTTAAGTAGAACGGATTAACGTATATAAAATGACTCCTATTCTCTCTGATCAAGATATCAAAGATTTAATAAACTTGCGAAACCATCAAGGTAAAATAGAGTTTTCAATCTACTTGCACTCTCTTTTAATGGATGCCGCTCGCAAACGAAATCTTAAACAATCATTTGTAGAGTGCTTAGAAGCAAGAATTGATCCACAAATTGAACTCTGCACTTTGGATAGCACAATGAAGTTCCGTTCATTGATGTTTGATGTTGTAAGTGTTCTGAACGAATATTCAGTTCTTGAAGAACTTGAGAAGTTTTGTGGTAAATACATTCAAGCTTACTATTACGGATCTGAAAACAATAGACTTAAAATCGCTCTAAAGTTTGCTCCTCCTCAATCAGAAACAACTCCTGAAACACCCTTCACCGATCCAATCTGGGACAGACGTCTAGAGAAGGAGACGAGTTGGTGAACATTTTTTTGACTACAAACTATAATGGTTGAGATTAGAAACGCGAATCCGATCGCAGTGGATCTTCAAAACATCTATATATCTAATTTTGATTCTTATCGTTCTGATGATGATGTTCAAGAGTTTAGACACGCTATCTTGAAGCTTGGTACAGATTCAACTCCCCGTTTACTTGCAGGTCAAACAGATCCTGGTTTTCAAGATGGGCCTAGAAATCAGGCTATATTTAATAAACCTATAGATGTTGTATCCTATCGTGGAAACCTGTATGTACTTGACCGAGGAAATAATGCGATTCGTAAAGTGGATGCTCAAGGAAACGTAAGTACATTTGCGAGTGCGACTGAAGGACGTGGATTTAAAGCACCTTTTGATCGTATGTTATGTTTTACCATTGATTCAGCTGGAACGATTTATGTAGCAGATCGGTATCCTGATGGTAGTCATGTGATTAAAATTACAATTGAAGGACAAGTGACTGTATTTCCCAGATTACTTAATTACTTTGTATACTCAATTGCAGTGGATGACTCTGGATTTCTCTATTCAACTTCACCTTCAAAACACTGTATCTACAGAGCAAAACTTGGAGTTGATGACAAAGCTACTGTCTTTGCAGGAATGGAGCGACAACCTGGAATGGTAGACGCAACTGGAGAACAAGCGCGTTTTAGTCAACCTTGGGGACTTGTACTCGGTTCAGATGAAAATATCTATGTCGCTGATTTTGACAATCACCGTATTCGTAAGGTGACACCTCAAGGTTTAGTGACTACATTAGCAGGTGATGGAAACGCAATGAGAATGGATGGTATGGGTGTTGAAGCATCTTTTTACTATCCAATCTATTTAGCGTGGCATCCTCGTGATATGATTCTCTATGTACTAGAAGGTGAAGATGAAGATACTGCAATTCGTAATATAGATGCAGATACAGGAGCTGTTGCAACTATCTATCCTCCTGATTCTCCTGCTATTTTTGCTCCACCTCAAACTCAACCTCCACCCCCAGCTTATCTTACACCTCCAGAAGCTCCTCCTTTAAAAGATATTGCAGAAGGTTCAAGTGATGCAATTTCATCAGACGATATTGAAGAAGGTTCAGTTGTAGGACAGATTGTAGGAAAGTTTTTAGGTTCAGAAAAAGAAGGAGAAAGAATACCAGCAGACAAAGAAGAAACGATTGCTAAATCAAGTTATTACTTACCTAACTCATTAAATAACTTATGGTCTCAAGGACTATCAAAGTTCATAGATCCAATTACGCGAAAACCCATTATAAATGTAAAGTGGTATACAGCTCATTTAGTGCCTGCAGGTTCATTAGGTGGTCGTAAAAAGACCCGTAAGTCCAAGAAGTCCAAGCGTAAGACACTGCGTAAGAATAGAAAGCAGAGTAGTAAGAAGAGAAAATATTAACACTTAACAATGCCTCCAAACAAATATGGAACGGATGGACCAACAGTTGAAATTATCTTTAAAACCTATAAATCATCTAGAACAGGAACGTTATTTCTTGGTGGATTAAAGTTTCATTCATTACCACCTTTTCCTGAAGGAGTTATAGTTCTTATTATATCAAGGAATCCCGAACTGATTACATTACCAGTTCTTCCTGAAGGTCTTATATCACTTAGCTGTAGTAATAATCCAAATCTTACTACGATTACAGGTCCTTGTCCAAAAGCACTTACTACACCTGCATCCTACGTATTTGCAAATTGCCCAAAACTTAAGATTCAACCAAAATCTGATGAAACATGTTGTCAGTTTTTTGAAAGATTTGAGAAATTTGAAAAAGGACGTGATGTTCGTAATGCTCAATTAACAGGTGCACTTACTGGATTACCACATGGAGCTGAAGGTAAGATTGCTAGTATGTTAAGCGGTATTGAAGGTAAAAACGCATATCAACAGTCAGATATGCTTAAAAAACAAGTAGGCATTCAAGGTCCCGATCCAAAAAGAACTCAATATTCAGGTCGTAAGACACTGCGTAAAAAACGAACCCAGAGTCGTAAATCAAAGAAATCTCGAAAGTAATAATGACTCCACATCAATGTTCCGCATGTCGTACATTTATCTACGACACTCTGAGCGTTCCCATTTCAAATGATGAACTGTATTATGGTTATTACAATCTGAAATGTATTCCTAAACTTATTCCTGAACTAGTCCCTGAGTTTCAAAAGCTTGTTTCCGAACACCCATTTGAAATAAGTCCATTGCCTTTCAGAAAACACACAACTTATATTGCGATTCGACTAATTGAATCAGGATTAGTCAAGCAAAAAGGTATTTCCTATCATGGAGAAATCACAAAAGGAAAACCATTGTTAATGGCTCTAGATTGGATCTATTACTATTTCAATAAACTCAAACATCTTGAATCTATTCATCGGGATCACACAGGAGGATACAAAGAAGTTCCTAATGGTCCATTACCTCCACATATATTGATGCGATACGAAGATGCTGGGTTTGTCTCGATTAAAGACAAGGCTCCCTAAAGAAGTAATGTTTCTTCGACCTAACTATATGGTTGAATCACCTGCATGGTTCTATCCTCGTATCTTGGTTGGAGCAGGTGAAATGCTTACACTTTCATTTATTCGTAAATATGGAATCACACACGTTATTAACTGCGCATATCCAGAACATTCACCTAATTGGTTTAAGAAATCCTTTCCAGATCGATATGTATGTTTGAATGCTGAAGACTCATTAACTAGCAATATTCTCGACTGGTATCCTAAATTTGAAGAAACTCTGACGTCATTCTTACGTGAGCCTGGATCCAATACAGTCTTTATTCATTGTCAATGTGGAATCAATCGTTCAGCTTTTTTAACTTTAACCTATGTTACGTCACATTTTTGTTTGCCGTATGAATCTATGATGGGTATTATGAAAAAACAAAGACCTTGCATGTTTACAAATCCGGTCTTCAGGAAGCAGACTGAAGAGTTTGTAAATGGACGTATTCAGAATTCGGAAGACAAGAGAGATAGGGAGTAGTTCTTCTTCTATGGGAACGTTAGATTCAGTTCATCAAGAACAAGTTCAGGGTTTGAGATCTTCTGAAACGAAACAGGATGAACTGAAAACTAAGTTGGATGCACTGATAGAACAGCGAGAAACTTTGAGCACATCCATTGAACTAACTGAAATTGTAAAGTGTTCACAGATTGATTTGCAGATTCGCGAGATTGAAGAGGAACTTTCTAAGGCTAATCCAGTTGAAGAATATTACATGAAAAACATGGATATTCTGCTTGATTACTACGGAAAGGAAACCAATGGTTCGAGTCCTTCGATTGCTCCAACTAAAGAGTCAAATACCTTCCTCAAATTCTTTGTCGCAAATACGCCAGCTGTGGATGCAGGGTTAACTAAAAAGCAGATCTTTGACGAGTATGTATCTCGTATGAAGTTGAGTAATGGTCCCGAAGCGTCACAATTACTAACTGAACATTGTTCTGCGTGTAATGTAGCCCGTGAAGAAATCAGTTCAGAAGGTATTTTAGTCTGTCCTTCTTGTGGTTCTGAAGAGTATGCGTTAGTCGTTTCAGATTTCCCGAGTTTCCGTGATCCACCAAAGGAACGGAACAACTATGCCTATAAGAAGATTAACCATTTGAATGAGATTTTGAATCAGTTTCAAGCCAAAGAATCTACCATTATCCCTGAAGAAGTGATGAATGAAGTGATTTTGGAAATCAAGAAACGTAGGATTGATAACATTGCGGATTTGTCTGAAGAAGATACGAGACAGATTTTGAAGAAGCTAGGTAGGTCAAAGTATTACGAACACCGAGCGCATATTTTGAGTAGATTGAACGGTAATCCTCCACCAACCATTACCCCTGAAATTGAGGAAAAGGTTAGAGCGATGTTTCAGGAAATTCAGGCTCCTTTTTTGTTGTATTGTCCGAACGACCGAACGAACTTTTTGTCCTATTCCTACATTTTGTATAAGTTCTTTGAGCTGCTCGACTTAGATGAATATAAAGTGTTCTTTCCTTTGTTGAAATCACGAGACCGCTTAATAGCCCACGACCAGATTTGGAAGAAGATTTGTGACTATCTCAACTGGGAATTTATTCAGAGCGTATAGTAAATGCCTAGTTTGGAAAAGCAGATTAAGACAGCAGAGAAGAAACTTGAGGCCGCAAAGGAGAAGCTTAAAAAACTCTTTCCAGGCAAGTCAGATAGAGACATTAAAACTCTTATGGAATTCAAGGATGAGAGAGAAGACCCTAAAAAAGCAAGTGCCAATAAAACGGTGAAAGACCTTGAATCAAGAATCAGGTTCTTAAAACAGAATGGTGGAACTCGTCGTGTAAAGCGAGGCTCCAAGAAAACTCGTCGTCATTAATCCTGATCCTTTGGTAAACTCATAAGACCATAGAGTACACCGAAAAAGACTATTGAATGAAGAATGAATCCAAACGCTGTAGGGCATCCATTGATTGCAACACCTGGAATCAATGAATTCACAAACTTGAATGTAATTGGGTTCGCCACAAGGAAAAAGGCGAGAGTGGAATACAACGAATACTTAAACTTCAATCCTTCAGACTTGACTCCCATTTATGTTTCCACAACAATTTTCACTTCAGGATCAGTCAATGGAATTACTTGAAGAGTTTTTTCAATTTCCATCATGGACGCTTTTACGCGAATCATATCTTTTTCACACTCTTCCCATTTACCCCAGCCATACGAAATGATCTGACTATGTTGATTGTGATAGTAGAATGTCAAGAAGGGTTGACCTAAACATGTAGTTCCCATACTGACATTTGCAAGGGACGGGACGTGAATAACTTGTTGATGAATACGAACAAAGCGAGGCATTTTAACTATGACTACGATTTGTTTGAGTGTATGTAATCCATTTTAGAATATTTCGAAAGAAGTGACCACTGCGATCTTACCTTCCTTTCCTTCTATAGACCATGTATCCCAGTTGTGAATGTGTAGAACTTCACCACCACCAATCTTGTGGAAGGCATCTTGTGTGTGTTCAGGGCAGCAAGTGTAGACAATCCATGGTCCATCCTCTTCAATGTATGGAAGCTCATTGAGAATATCCAGTGACCAATGTTCACCCACTTCGGTAACGACTCCTGACTCAGTATACCTAAACTTACGCGAACAGGTTACATATCCAAGAACTTCATCTGTAGGATTTTCAAGTAATAGCTCTTGGAGTGAATGTTTTTCACACTCAGAATAGGGTAAAATCGTAAATCCAAGATCACTGCCTCTACAAATTAGTTTAGCCATGTTGTATACTTATTATAGCAGTATGCGTGTAATCGGTTTTAATTCAAAAAAAAATGAATCTATTTTAACTCAGTCATCCTAATCTTAGGACAAAATGAGTTATAACGATAAAATTGAGTTAGTTGCTGATGAAATGGTTAAGTTTGCTAAAAGGAAGATTGAAATGGAGTTTGATGGTACTCTTAGAAGACAAAGACATCAACTTGAGTGTTTTGAAGCGTACTACGAAATCTACAAAAAGCACTTTGGAGATCTAATTGATCATAGAATCTCTGAAAAAATCAGTGTCTTAGGAGGATGTCTTGGTTGTCTATTTAAATCAATCTGCGAATCTGCTATGGAGGTTGATGAGATGAATGCTGTTATGGAAAAATACATCAGATTACAAGTGAAGACTATGAACCTGTGGAGTTGTTAGACTCTTTCAGATCGTTTGAAGGGTAGTTTTTTATTAGTTATAACTCCTCCCCATGAGTTAGGAATAGTCTTTGATGGAACTGAACGTCTTTCGCTGTACTTAGTGTATTGTGGATTTTGATCGCAGAAATCTTGAAATTCATATATATTTATGAACTCTAGAAACTGAGTATCGTTGTTTATACTTATATAGTATCTGGTAACATCGTCTTGATAATGTGGGATTGTAGAAATTACTTGATATGACATTTTGATATGAAAAAGATTAACATGATATTTTGAATATCCATTTTAAACCAACTCCTTTCCATCCAATACACGACTCCATGCAAAGAGCCATAATCCTGATCGTTCACATTTTTCAATGATTTTAGGAGTCAACTTCTTGCGATCACGAGTAGACATTTGGGTATTGAGACGCATTAATCGAGTCCAGAATTCAGATGGACTCAGTTTGTTCTCTTTCATGACCCTTAGAAACTCATTCATAACCATGTCTGAATTGAAGTTAGGAGCATTTGGACGACCTGTAGTCACTTTAAGTAACTTGTAGGTCTCACAGAATGTATCTCTCATTTTAATGAGTTCTGTTGGGTCTACAGATGTCTCTTCCGATACGTAGAGTTCAGGTACAGACACTGCTTTATTTAGTCTGAGGAACTCAGTCTTCACACTCTCGTCGGTTGCGTCCCACAAGATATCAACGAGAATGGGATTCATGCCTTCAATTCCAATCAATGCTTCACGACGATGATTGGATTCGTAGCAGACTAGTTCTTTATCAATGCATGCAACGTAGAGCATACCGTCCATGCGTTTGGATTGATTCATGAAGTCATGGATTTCAGCCACACGATCTTTATCAGGTGGTCTGTTATACTTCCATCGTTTGATTGGAAGGTCATTATAAATAGATTGAGGAATCCAGTAGGTGTAGTGATTGTTTTGAACTGTTCCCGAACAGTTTTCAGCAAGATGTTTTTGTAGAAGTTGAGCCATTTTAGAGTGAAAAAGATTGATTTGGTGGATTATGAATCCATTTTATTTAATCGTCATCATATTCAGTTGTATAATCAGTATCTTGTTCAGATTCATCATCTTCAGATTCTTCTTCGTCTGAATCATTATCAACTTCTACAACATCATCAGACTCATCATTTGATGAATCTGATACTTCATGTCATATAGAATATCCCTTTACATGAGTTGATGCATAACATTCATTTGAATAATGATTAGTTCTTCCACAACGATAACAAGCTCCTGATTTCTTTGGTGATTCATATATAACTTCAGTTTGTTTCTTCTTACATGAACGTTCATGAACTCTGCAACCATATTCAGTTGTAAATGTTCTTTCATGACAGTAATCACATCCCCAAAACATTTGCTCTTCTTCCTCTTCTTTTTCAACTTTCTTACATCTAGTTGCAAAGTGTCCAGTTTGACCACAATTATAACATGTATCTTTAGTACTGTTAAGTTCAATATTTAAAACTGACTTTACTGATTCAGGTAGAGATGTTTGTGTATAAGCACCTCCTCTTACATTTTCAACTCCATACTTCTTCATGTAGTCCTTAGTTACATTGTTCTCATCATGGTCATTAATAAGTGGACGGCATTCAAGAATCTTTTTAGGACTATGAAGTTTTGTCCATACAGATCCATTACCTGTCTTATGTTGATTGAATCGTTTCATTACATCAGTAGTTTTACCAACATAATACTTTTTATTTGCAAGTTCTAATACATATATCTGTTCCATTGTAAATTAATCATCACCTACTATCTAAGTTTTACGCAAAAATAGATCCATTTTGGACGATTTTTACTTCTGCTCTAACTTCTCAACTCGTTCCAACAAGTCTTTCAGTACAATCAATACAGGTTCAATCATCAAGATCTTCTCTTGATCGTATTTTCGGGCCAGTGGAAGATTGTTGGAGTAGCTGTTTCGTTCAACACATTGCTTCTTGACTTCAATGAAGTTCTCAAGAACCATGATAGGATTGTTTCTTCTCTCGTCTTCACGTCTCTTCTTCTCTTCCAACTCTTCAATCTTCGCATGCAAGATCATTAACTGATTGTCAATGCTGTTCATGATATATGTTAAAAAGGTTGGATTCGTTAAGATTCTTTTTTGAGTGAAACTACTTCTTCGCACTAAGAATAATGAAGAATTTACTAGTAAATAGCTTATA